ATCGGGTTAACAAACTTCTCATTCTTCTTTAACATCTCCCACATATAGGGGTTAGTCCACTCTTTACATACCTGTTCAGAAAACTTAATATCATTAAGTGTATAGTTCCACTGTTCAACTAAATCATCTCTGAAACTTTCAGCATAGCCTGTCTCAGTTTCATGTACTCTAACTGAATGTAGGCGAACTCCTTTCTCTCCATTATTGAACTCTGTATTTTGGATAACTTTGTCAAGAATAAAAAAGAACATTAGAGAGTACATTTCTGCTGAGGGAGACACAGGCATTTCAATCCAACGAGCTGATTCTTTTCTAACAAATGCCCTAAAATCTTCACTCTCTCGATTCCAGTAACTCCAGGCATGGTCAAAAGAGTCTACAATATCTTTGATAGTTGTCTTCAATAGTCCAAAATCAACTATCATTTGTCCGTTATCTAATCCACGAGCTGTTAGAAAAATCTCTACAACATAAGAGTGTCCGTGAATGCTAGTACTGCAACGCTGAGATGAACAATCTCTAACGATATGAGCACCTTCAAATTTAAAAAGTTTTCGAATAATCATCTTACCAATCTGTTAATGTGTCTGAAATAATTCTTGTTACTTCACTATATGAGAATTCAACATCAAGTACTCCCATCTTTACAGAAATCTTGTCCTGCTTTGGGAAGTTCTCCTTTACTACCACTATATTCGATTCATCTGCAAAATCTACCTTAATACTGACCCCTTTGTAAAACCAATACACCTTATCATAGTATCCCATTATATTCAATGACTGCTCATCCCTATATTCAAACTTAGGAAGTCCTTTAGAGTTCATAAACATCTTCAAGTACTTCTCCTTTGTTGACTTATTACTAAAAATAGAAGGAAGTGAATTTTTAATACTTATCTTTTCGATCTTTTCCTTCTTTTGAGCACAATACTTAACGTATTTATCACAATAGGGTTTAGGATAGATCTTTGATCTTATATAGTATGAAATGTATTCCAACTGTAAAATTGTGTAGAAATCAGACAAAGGTATGTCTCTTGATTTTGTAGGCTTTTCCATGCTTATATAACTATTTCAGTGTAAAATTCAATAAATGGTACTATGTTTATGAGGCTTTTGTCAAAATCTTCAAAACTCATATCTCCTGGGTCTCTATCTCCACGGATAGGAGCTACCTGAACATCAAAGTCAGTAAGTAATCTACCTCCACAATTCTTCATATTTTTAAAAGCTCCAGGATCATACATCATTATAATAGTCTGTACATTATTAGGTATCAAATCTATTTGAGATTCAGAAATATCATCACCAAATGTAAAACAGCACTTTATTTCTGGTTTTGTGTTTAACTCCAACACTCTATCCACATTTGCTTTATCAAATAACCCTTCCACTAATATTACTGTGTGGGTTTCTTTTGTAATTTCATCAAGTCCCCCGAGTAGTTTAGAGAAGTCATTCTCAGAGTTCCTATACCTTAGATCTAACGAAGCTAAACCATCCTTGAAATCCCTTAAATTACGCTTATGCCACTCTTTTGACTTTGTTGACCTGGCTAACCAACCTTTTAATTCTCCCTTTTGGTAAATCAGAAAAACCAACTTCTCCCGTACCTGAGGGTCAATAGTAGATTCCATAACGTGAAACTGTCGATACTGTTCAGGTGTAAAACCTCTGCTGTCAAGGTATTCACAATAATCTACCGGCATCAATCTTACTGGCAATTCTACTGGGAGTTCAACTTGCTCTTTCTTCTCTGCTTTTAGATTTGGCAACTCTGGTTTAGGGGTGAAACTATCTTCGAGCGACAATAAATCTTTACGCCCTATAGACTTTAGAAATCTTGCAAGAGGTGCTTTGACACTACATCTCATACAATTTGTAATTCCGGAGTTACCTATAAATATAACCCCAAACTTATCACTATGACCACATTCAGGGCAGTGTAAGTCTCCCCTCATCCAACCTTTGGATCCAAAGTTTTTAAGAGAGAACTCTTTGATTATCAACTCTTTATTCATTCTTGTAAATTTAAGTAGAATCTATTACAGTACTCTTTACTTATTTCGCTCCCAAAACTATGTCTATTCAACTGTGCCGCCACATGAAGAGTTGTACCCACCCCAGCGAATGGGTCGTAGATAACATCTCCAACAAACGAAAACATCTTAATACATCGATAAGGTAATTCAGATGGGAATGCAGCTGGATGTCCTGACTTCATCTTTGGGACACCCGGAAACGTCCACATAGCTAAGGAGAAATCGATAAACTCTTGCCGAGTTAAGTCTGTCTCCCCTTTGCGATTAAGATTCAAACTGTCTTTAGAGAAAACAAGTATATGTTCGAATGGAGTCGGGAAGGACGGCTGTTTCGGAGACAACCAACTACCCCACGCTGTGCGTGGATTAGTTTGATTTTTATTCCAAATAATATGTGTAAAGGGTATGTAACCTATCTCTTTCATGAATTGAATGACATCGGATGATGTGGGGATTGAACCATTCTTACCATCTCCTATGTTTATAACCACTCTGCCACCGCTTGATACTTTAGGGAGTAGCGCTGTGAATATATCTCTGAGCCAATGTATATACTGATGATAAGGCTTATCATCGATATATACATCATACCCCAACTTATGAGAGGGTTTCTGCCCCAGTTTGACATTATATGGGGGAGAGGTGATAACTAGATCAATAGAATTCGAAGGGAATCTATTGATAGTCACTTCACAGTCTTCGTTATATAAATATTTATTCATTCTTATATATATCTTGGTAACGTTTCTTTGTCCTTGCAAGGTCTTGAAAACGCCCTAGTTCGTAATTAGTACATATCGGGAATACTCTTGTGAATGAATTATAGTACCGTATCTTATCCATATAAATTCTCATAATTCTCTCCTTCTCCTCAGCTACAGTCTGGTTCCCAGTAAACACATATGAATAAGAATTTGCTATATTCTTATCCCCCATAGAATTAGACCTGGTAATAACTTTATCAGGATCATTCCATATATCCATAGGGACATCACCTGTTTGGGTCGCAGTAATACCCACAAGATTGAACTCATTACAAATATTCTTAAACTTCCTACTACTGTTTTGCAATTTCATCTTTACACTCTGAGTGTCTGCACCATAGTAGATACCATCCCCAGGATGTGCCAGATCAATACTATCAAGTATTAAGAGGTCGGGATTCTTACCTGTTTCCTTAATGTAATCTACTACACAATTCCTAACATCCACCATTGTTGCTTCATCAAACTGCTCAAAGGCTTTTATATATATGTCTTGCTCCATATTCAACATTTGTTGGCATATACGGAGGAGATCTTCATACTTACCTTGATCAATATTAGCGTACTTTACTTTAGTGTAACTTAAAGCTGCCCAAAGCTGTGTATACTTATCAAACACCTCTTCCTCTGAGCCTTCAAGTTGAACATGAATCACATTCAAGCCTAATCTGCAAGCATGCATACCGTGGCTTCTGAGTACTGTTGATTTACCTACTCCTGATCTCATAATCCAAAGAACTGTTTCCTTCCTATCACAACCGCCTTCTGATACTATATCTAAGGGCAGTACTCCAAATGGTACCTTATCCTTATTTACATTTTCTTCCTTTCTTATCTCCTTCTCCAACTGCTTCTTCTGGAAGTCTTCAAATACTCTCAAAAATTTACCACCTTGAGAAAATATTGAAAACTCAGCTATTTCAGAGCTTTTTTCTGACATTACCCGAATTGCACGTTCTTCATCACCTTTCCTGTGAATATCAATGACTTCATCAAATAACATTTGAAACCGCAAATCCTTGATATACCGCTCCAACTGAGTCAATACAGGCTCTGGCTCTACAATATCTGTAAACTTGATCTTATCGAGTAATGCAACTATCTTTTCATCGTTCTTATTTACTTCATAAAGCAACCCAAATGTAGGTAACTTAGAGGTTAGATTATAGTTTGATGTTATGTCCTTGTACAATTTCTTGTACTCTTGGGACGGTAACATTTGGTACTTTAAATTCGGAGCAACTTTCTCTAATATAGTCTTTTTAAGTAAAAATAACCTAAATAACTCGTTTAGGAAGTTGTTATTCAATGCGTCTGTCATAGATCGAAATAAGTTATAAATATATAAAAATTATAGCAAAAAAGCTTCCAAAACCAAATCTTTTTCACGTAAATCTGTTACTGCCATAAAACTACTCATTGCAATATCATCATGCTCTGAGACACTTTCTAATTTACCAGAATCTTCATTAAACGTTATACTGTTAAACTGTGAGAATAACAGGTCAGACTTAGACCTTGTTGATTCATCATCACGATAAGGAACTTTAAGTTGTCCACGTTCAAACATGGCTGACAACGACGGCAACCCTTGATACAAATCTTTCTTGACCCCTGAGGTTGTTGTAAATTCTTTTACGTTACGCACACCCCTTTGTTTAACCATATCAGCCATTATCTTCTGAAACCCATTAACCTCCATCACATTGGAGTTTGGTTTGAATCTATTATCAATAGATATAATCTGGGAAATCTGTTCATTGTGTGAAGCCCCTTGTTTTACCCACATATACATTAGGTGGATGTTCTTGTCAGAACTTCTACCCCAAACTGTGAAAGCTGAACTGTCTGCACCAATCTGACCTGAAATAGCAAAGTCATATGCAGCTACTACTCGCTCCATTTTAAACGGGTAAGACTCGATATTCTCAACATAGCCAACGTTCTCCATACCAATGGTTGATCTATACAAGAACTCATATGGGAACAGTGATGAAGAGTCTGAAACAGGTGATACCAAAATCTCTCTGGAGAACACAATACTACCTAATGATTTCTTCAAATCCATTAAGTAATCAAAAGTAAACCTATCAGGAGCAAGAAGTTCTTTATTGGGCAATATACCAGGGTAAGTAAATACCCTGAACATTGGGTCCTTTAATAAGTCCCCATATAAATCGCTGATATGGAATGGTGTTCCTGATACCAGGTTGTACCCACCCTGCTCAACGATTGACTTTATCTCAGCATAAAACACCTCTTTAAACTTCTCCCTCTGGTCTTTTGAATATAAACAACTCTTATCTAAAAAGTCATCTGTAACTACTGACCCTACGTGAAGACCACGAATAAATGAACCGTAGGAGCGTTTATGTAATATTGCCCCTGTTTCAGTTGTTACACTTTCCTTACCCAGATCAGCCTTGTTACGTGGGTTTATCTTTTCAGCTAAAATATCGTTGAGCTTTATCTCCTCAACAATTTTACCAATATGTAGGTTTGCTAACCTACTCTCATTAGTTATTATGCAAGTCTCTTTACGTAAATTGTTATCGAGTGTGTCTGGAATATAAGGATGTGGTCGGTTGTATGAGTACAATCTCCATAATGGGAATGCGTGGCAATACTCAAAGCTCTTCCCGCCGCCACGTTGACAGAGGTAAGCACTCCAAGGATACAATTGAATCAAATTCCCCCACTCCAGGTTCCTTAAGTTCTGCCTGAAATTAGGTAAGCAGGTTGATTTAAAGTAATTATAGGAAAGAATTTTAAACTGCTCATCCATTGACTTCTCCATGTACTCAAGATAGTCAAGGTTTTCTGAGTCCAGAGTTGAAGCATTGAAGTTGATTACATTACTGGTCTGTAGAAGAATTTCGTCAAACAACCTATTTATATCTCCATTGTAGCCTGATAGTAATTCCATAAAAGCACGGTCTGAGAGATTAGATATAATCTGCTCAGCGTACTGATAAGTATTCTCTATCTGTTGCTTTGTAAGAACCTGCTTGTTGTTGAAATTCAGGTGGGACATTATATTTCAAAAGTATGGCGAAATTTAACTTCTTCAGTTTTACTTACACTACCATTTATGCCACGCAAATTCTTCATAAAATATATAAAAAGTTCAGCTGTACTTAGCGTATCCGAAAGTGCCCTGTGTGCATTCACAAGTGTTATACCAGCGTTTTCACAGCAAGTTCCAAGTTTATAATTAGTGGATTCTGGCCACATTAATCTCGACCATTTAATTGTATCTTCCGGATCGTTGTTGACATACTTCAAAAGATCATCTTTGCAAAACTCAAATAAGTTCAACATAAATTCAGAATCAAATTTTATGAAATTATGTCCACCCATTACAGGTAAAGAAGAGCCTTGTTTATATTTCTTCAAAAACTTAACAATTTCTTTTTGGACAAAGAATATATCTTCTCCCTGCTCCTCAGTCATCTGTTTAGTTATCCCAGAGGCAGCGGCTGCAGCAGGGTTGTACTCCAATCCTTCTTTATATGGTTTTACTAACCATGAGGCTTGTTCAACTATTTCTAATTTAGAATTTATAGCAACCAATGCTATTTCAGTTACTGCAACATCATGAACTGCCTTCTTTGTTTTACTTGGAAGACCGCCTGTTTCAAAATCGCAAATGATAAAATTCTGGTACGGTGATAACATTTTATTTTACGTTATAAAGTTTAACACAACTTATTTCTTTAACTGGTTCTATCTTTTCGCCTCCAAGGTATTTAGGTAACCTGCCTCTCTGTATATATCCCTGTACGTCTGATATGGTGAATGGCTTATTGTTCTTTTTCGATCTGTTTTGATTAAGCCAATTGGTTAATGCTGTTAATGTCAATTTACGTGGAATCATTCTGTTTCATCATTGTCTTCTAAAGTCTCGAGATCATTAATGAATAGCCCCCTTGTCGCAGTAAAATACTCATCCATCAGCATTATACAATACTCATGTTCTTGTATTGTCTTAAAAGATAACATTGTATTACTATAAAATGGCACTTGTTTTGCATTTTCAGGAGTAGGGTTCAATATAATTGCATAAACCATTCTGCCTTCCGGTGAGTAAAACTCTAGGGCATTGTATCCGAATATCAACCTCAAATCAATACGCATACCGTTTGCCTCCAGAAATCTGGGTAGAAGGGTTTCATCAACTAATTCTTTTGAATCTTTGGTTGAGCCTGGTTTAACTTGCTTCTTAGCATCTTTAAGTAAGGTAAGAATCTCTTTATCATCGTTTAACTTGTACTCTTTTAGTATCTCAGTTATAGTTATTACACCCAACTTCTCAAAAATATTCATTAACTCATTTATGATCTCAGCATCTACTTTTGAAATAGGTGCTATAAAATGATCGTTTCCTTGGGTGTAACGCTGATAAGCTGCTTTAAGATGATCTGTCATTGCGCTCATTGAATAGAGTTTGGATTAGTAATTGATTTAAGTTTACAATTTTCAAAATGATATCTTGTCATGCCGTTTGTGTGTCCAATTTTACCACAATATGGACATATTACTTTTTCTCTTCCATTCCATTGGGATTTTAGTTTTCCCCTATGGGCTTCTGACAATGCCAAATTTTTATTCCAAGGTTTCTTATTATACATTGGGTTACCACTGCCGACCCTATTTTTACTCATATTTTCACAGAAACTTTTACTCCTCTTTTTGCCAGTATTAGATTTACGTTGCTTTTCCACCACACTTCTATCTATAGTTTTGCCTAAATTACCTTTATAATTCTCACCATTTGGGTATTTAAGTTTATTTGTTTCTAATTGCTTTTTTACCGCTTCTTTTTCTCTTTTCTTTCCCTTGAACTTTATACTTAACTTAATCTTTGCTTCATCAGTCATTGGTACACCATTATTCCATGCTTGCTTGCCTTTCAATGGGTGATTATCCCCAGAAAAATTATCAGAAAACGCTACTCTTAGTCTTTCATATTCCCTACTACCTATTAAGTATTCCCTACCGTTACTCCGCAATGTCATAATCCAAACAGCATAAAATATTTTTGAATTATTAGGGTGTAATTCAACTAATAATTTATGAGCTATAAAGTGCTCTCTTCCAGTTAGTAACACCATGTTCTGCTTTTCATCTTTTCCACCCAGGCATTTAGGAATAATGTGGTGATTCTCATAGTAAGTGCCTCCTTTTACTTTCTTACGGTTTTCTTGTTTTGCTCTTGAAATTAGGTCATCGTAGATTTTTTGGTAATTCATTGTAAATAGATTTAAACTCCGACTCGAAATAAATCTAAGGGGTAATCCAGATTAAGTCGGTAATCTGGAAAGATGGCCAAATCCTGTCCCCCTGAGAAGTTATAAAATTATAAAATTATTTTGGAATAACCATTATAGATTATTTTACAAGATCTCTACCTGTGTGTTTTAAAATGGATTGCTTGTTACTATCGTAGGTTTTCATTTTTTTTCTATCACCAAATTCCCAAATCTGATGGCAGCCAAAACATAACCTTTGGAAGTTCCAATATTCATGTCTGTACTCTCCCCAAGCCGCCTTCCCCAAAATATGGGAATATTGAACTACATAAATCATACTTCCTTTTTCATCTTCAAAAATATCTGGTAACTGTGTTCCACATTCTTCACATTCATTAGGTTTACTTGAAAACACTTTTCGATATGTTTCTCTATCCTTTAAAAGTGTCTCAGACCGTTTTACATTAGTTTTAACAGCAGTTTTCTTTTTAACTGGTAACTTATATTGTTTTTGGCTTTCTTTGTGTTTAAACGCATCTAAACGTGTCATTCCGTGCATCCTGAAATAATTGCAATCATCACAAAGCATTCGCTTACGATTCACAATAAATCTCGGCTTTCCACATTTACTACACTCTTCCATCTCCACACACGTTATACAGTTGGCAAAATTTACATTTCTCAACATCAAACAATACATTCTCGTAGCAATGAATAAACTGCCTACTCATGTCATCAAATCTACGCCTTTCCCTATTCTCATGCTCTGAAACGTTAATAGGTGAAAATTCTGTAGTTCTTACTCCAAGATCTTGCTTGTACTGATTAGTAAAATAAATCTGTTCAGGTGTTCTATTTTTGTATCGTGTTAATGCAGCTTGTCCATATATCCAATTCACATATACTCTATCAAACCTCCCCTTCATTCCTTTGTAATACTGGAACTGAAATAGGGTAAAATCATACAACCACTCTTCTGAGATAGTGAAGTCAATTTTACTTAAAAAAGCATCAAGCTGACTTTCTACCTTAGCATTACCAAAATTATATTCTTCTCCATACACCCTTGTATAAACATCATTAAACACAGACTTCAACAAATCTTTAAACATATAAAGTTTATATTTTTGATGAGGTAAAATTAAATTAAAATTCAATACGAATTTAATTTACAGAAAAATATTTTTAAAATTCTATGTGAAACTCAATAGAATCGGACTTTGAAAGCTCCAACTCTACGTATCGGTAGGGATTTGTGGTGTCTTTTTCATAAATCTTATTCTGGTCATCTTTTATAACATCCAGATCTAATTCACGTTCAATCCATAGACCAACAGACTCTCCGGCTGCAATTGACCCAATATTCAACTTATTAGCCTCTCCATCTGCTGATACAAAATCAGCATATAAAGGCCTTGCTCCATTATGAGACACCCGCTCCATAAATGGATTACCGTCCGAGTCTGTAGCCATGTCAACAGCACTGAGTTTATATTTACTATAGCAGTTTGCAGGAACTACGACCCATATGTTAGGGTTCACTACTGCAGCTGTTTCATTCTTCAATACCAGTCCGAGGAAGCTCTTCAAAATCCCCATACGCACAGTATACATAGTGATATCTGAGAACATATTCCCGAATACGTCGTTTGAAACAGGAACTGCTGATTTATAGCCACCTATCGATAGTGATAGCTTTGCTTGTCTTTCTTCTGGTTGTGAAGCTGTGTAGTATAGTCTCATATTGCCATTGGATTAGCGTTCAAAACATGCCACATATAACCTTCATCAGCCCACAGCTCCATAATCGCTCCAGCTTTGACTGTAAATTTATAACCTGGAACTGTCCCTATACCTATGGCTGAGGCTAAGGTCAAATTGTTAGGATATATGGTCCTGAAGAAACCAGGCACGTAATAAAAATCAATATCTGTGCCAGATTCTGATACCCTGAGGTAAAACTTGGTGCCTGGTGCGTAACCAGCATCAAACCTGATACTCGCACAATCTTTATGTGTGGAATCACCTCTTACGGTAATGATAGCCCCGCTGACATTAGCTGGGATATTTAAGTAAGAATCTAATATACCTGTCCCAGTATTCGTAATAACCAAGGGGATACCATACGTTACAGAGTCAGGTATCTGTATGGTGGGCACATTAAACCTTGGTGCATTCTCGCCAAAAGTCTTTTGCCCTGTTATTGTTTGTGTTTGACTTTTAAACACTACGTCAGCAGGTAGGCTTAGTTGGTATAAATTCTCAGTACGCAAATCAACAACAGTGAAACTCCCTCCCGCCCCTATATTTAATTGTGATATGACAAACCCACCAGCATTAGTAATGTCTTCAGAATTTAACGAAAATGTCAATTCCCCCCTGATATGGGTGTACGCAGACTTATCAGATAAATTACCGTACACTTTCAAGTCGTAAGAACCAACAATCATATACCTGATGTTTGTTTCAGCAATTGGGTTCCCAGCGATTATTATCTCGTTGTCGCTGACCACCTCAATGACTTCGTAAATGTCATTGTTGTTAGCAACACCGCCCAATTCAGTATAGAACCTTATCCTGGAAGGATTACTAAAATTATGGCCTCTTAATCCCTTAAAATTACCCCCTGTTATAACCACCTGACCAGACCCAGACACTGCACAGACACCAACTTCCCTGGGATCAATAACAGGAATAAAACCGACAGCAACTTGACTGCCATTAGAATAATCACCTATTCTAGCATCAATATTATCCGTTTCGTCGTACGTAAAAATAGCCATGTGCGTATTTTTCAACGATTCGTTTTCCATCACAATTCCTGCAACAGGGCTGTACGCTACATTAGTTATGTCTAACAAACCTACTCCCCTGCCTACTTTTATTGTGTCAAAACCACCGGATGGTACAGAACCCATACTCACCCTGAATGAATCATGTTCTAACGAACCATAATCGGTCATCGTATCGACGATACCAACCCCATTATTTCTTGAACCAAAATGTATGAACTTACCTATGAGTTCACGTAGTGAGTAATCCCAATCTATTAGTTCATGCTTTGAGATTATCTGCCTGTCATTAAAATTAACTGTCTTCGACATTATATGAATTTTATATTTATTAAACAATTATTTGGAACTAAATCGCTTTGTATAGTCGATTCTACATCAGAATCGTAACGCCCTGAATTATTCTTTAAGTAAGCAAAGATAATATTTTTTGGTGAAATTACGCCTTTATCAGTCGGTAAAGATAATGGATATACACTGATATTCCTAATTTGTACCAACACATCCTCAGCTAAAGACTTGAACCTGATTATAGGGACTATATACTTCACCCCAATAGCTGACCCATTCATATACAAATTATTACCTACCCCCAAGTTGTTGGAGTTACTAACAGTTGGCAGCTTAACATTGGACAGTACACCCCTGACTTTAACAAATCTGCCGACAGCTAAATCAAAATCAACTGAACTCATCAAATAATCATTGGCTACATCACTGCCGTAACTATTGAGCACAGATTCGAGTGGGTTCAGGTCAATATCGTAGGGGATAACGGCAAAATCAATTGCAATAGCTGCTGTGGTCTTAATATCAAATGACACTTCATATCCATCAAAATTATCTTCCACACCAGAAATAGGAAT